CCAAACCTCATCAAAATCTTCGCCATTAGCCGCCGCGTCCGTAAAAGAGCTATGCGTCCCGCCTAAACCAACAATAGCGACCTTAGCGCCAGCCAAAGCAGGGTCCGGTTTTAGCGGAAGCTTCATTCTAAGTAACCCTTATAATGGCGGTAGAACTAACCCCAACGGGAAAAGTAATTGTGAAATCCTGTGCTGTAGCTGTTTTATCGCTACCAAAATCAAGTACGCAAACAGCTGGGTTCGTTAACGCCACTCCGCTGTTATTGTACGATTTAGGGCTGCTATTATAAATTATCGCCCCTCTAGCCGTTACCGTTACATTAGAAAAAGTTATGTCACCAAAATCAAGAAAACCCGTAGCAGAAGAAGCAGACACCCCAACATTAGTCAGCGCCGCACCTCCAGCGGTGTAGTTCGTTCCCGAAACCTCATCACTAGTCGTATATGCTGAAGTATCTGCATCTAAAGACGCAGAAGAAGAATACAAAGCAATTTTAAACGGGCTCGCCCCCGATTGCCCCGTAGGGCGGAAATCATGTACGGCAAGCAATACCTCTGCTTTAAATGAGGTACATAGTGTTTGAGTTATAGCCACGTATCACCCCTCATTTCACGGGGTACCGTACTTGCGGTGTACGGTGCATATCTTGACGATCTTTCCCTTCACTTAATTCTTTAAGTAGAGCCATCCCTTCATCGTAACGCTGCTGATATTTTGCCATAATGTCCTGCTCCCCTTTCAAAAAAGTACACGCCTCTAAAAGAGCACCATAAAGCAGAACAGAGTCAAAGTTATCACCTAGCCAAGTAGTTGTAGCGCTAACAATAGAAGTCGGGATATAAAAGTAATACAACTCAACAGAATACGCAGCGTCAGGGGTCGGGCCTAAAAGATACGTACTGGAATCAAAAATAGCGTAATGAGTGGGCTTTCCTGTGGCTGTAGGGTCTGGAAAAGACTCATGCACAAAATTCACATCTTTGTTGAGTAAGTAGTCATATTTCCCGGTAGTGGAGTCAATTACAGCCAAAGAAAAATTAGACAGCCAATCCGCAGGAGTACTTAAATAGCGGCTATTTATTGTAGTAACACCAGTTACATTTTTCCGCAGATCAGGAAGTTGCACGGTGTGATAAACCCGCTGCTCCGCCTGCTTGATAAATGTATCTAGCTGCTCAGTACCTGTAAGACCCTGAGTCGTAGGAAAATCGTTCTCAGTATAAGCCTTAATCGTACTAATGAGTGTGCTATAATTCACGATATACCTCTACTGCGAGTTCTTACTAAACCCAGTACCCTTAGTAGCCGCGCCCGTCCCACGAATTTTTTTGGTCTGGGTGTTAGAGACATCATTCTGAGCATTAGGATTTCCGTAAAGAAACCCACCAGGGCTTTCCTTTTTAACGGCATCTTTATTTTCCATAACTTACTCCTACGTTATTGTCACTGTTACATCACCTACACTACTTACAGCTACTAGATCATCTACAAGCCCAGGCAAACTTTCAGGGTTATTTAAACCCACAGGGCCCCAGCCCCATTGTATATCTCTGCTCCCGTCCCCTCCTAGTGAGCTATCGGGCCTCGGATTCCGTACACTTTGCGGGTCACGTACAGGGTACATACCAACCATATTCTGAGGATGGTCCGGGTCCCAACAAGAGGGACAGACGAGAAGTCCTGTCTTTTTCGTCCTGCGGGTAAGCTCTTTAAGCACAGAAAGTTTATACTGAAAGCCACATTGATCGCACATGGCTAGCGCAAACTTGCCGGAAGAATATTGAGCACTCATTAGTACGCACCCCTAGGGACAATACGAAGGGATGTCTTCTCTCGGTCCTCTTCCGTCGCCATAGCCATCTGCTCTGCGTATTCCCCCTTAAGCATCCCAATACGCTCCGCTGCTCCGGGGAGCTTCATTGCCAAATAAAACGATAAACCTGCAACCAGCGCCGGAAGGAAACGGAAAGGAATATCTGGAGTTACGATACCAGCATCCCCAGCATCTTGAACCCTGCGAAGCCGCCAATAAACAAAAGTATAAGTGGTATCGGGAGTCGGCCACACACTAATTGTAGGATACGCAATCCCTGTAGAAGGCTCCGTTGCTCCAGATTGGCGGTTTATCCAAACTTGAACGGGCCTCCCCTGCACATTCTTACTAGAAATGCTGGCGTATTCAGAACTGCTAATCCGGGCAATATTAACATCTGACTGAGAAGTGCCTGTACCTGTGCGAATAGCGTGATCCAGCAAATCAATAGTATCTATGGGAAGGTTATAAGAAATAGTGCCTTTCACCAAAGCAACGGTACCCTCCTCTATAGTCCAAAGATTAATGCCTCTATTCGCCCACTCAATAGTAAGCAAATTCAAGCTACGGCGAGCTGTGCGTAGGTCATACCCCGTACGCAGTTCCGCCCCGCAACGCTCAAAAGCCTCTTCAACAAGACTATTAAGGTCAAGATTAAAAGTGGCAGTACCTGAAGTGGTCATATGTTGTCTCTTCTGTTGTCTCTTCTCTCCCAGTAATCCTCCATAGATTCACCATACTCCCGCATTATTCTAGGTCTAGGCGCGGCTTGAGGTGGCGGAGTAGGTTGGGGTCCAATAGTCGGCTGATACACTGGCTGTTGAGGTTGAGGCACTTGAGGTTGAGGTACTTGGGGTTGAGGTACCGGAGTAGGTGCCAAAGTAGGTTGAGGTACAGGCACAGGTGCAGGTTGAGCCATTTGAGGTGGCGGTGGAGCTAGATCAAGGGGCGATGGTGCTGGTTGAGGCGGTGGTGGTGTTTGAGGGGGGTTACCTCCTACCCAACCAGGAGGGGGTGTATAACCGCCACTAGGAGCCGTCCAGCTTTCCCCGGTCGTTGGATTGTAAAACGGCACTAAGGCCTGAGATAGACTACCGCCAGAACGGGTAAACCCAGGAGGGGCTGGCGTTCTTTGAAATTTGCCGTCTCTCTCTGTATATCCAATAAGGGGGCTGCTTCCCAGTGTCGCCTCAGCTAAATCCGCTCCGATATCCGGTGCTGGCGGAGTAGGCGACTCAAGACCAGGGGTCATTGATGGTGGTGCTGGAGTTAAAGCAGGTGTCGGGTCAATAGGGGGTGTCGGAGTAGAAGCCGGAGTCGGGTCAATAGGGGGTGTCGGCGGCTCAAGACCAGGGGTCATTGATGGTAAAACTGCAGCTTCCGAAATAGGTGCTCCCTGATTTAATACGTCTAGCATATTTACTGCCGGTTGGGCCGTTATTGCTGGCATTACCTGTGCAGCTTCCGATGGCGTACTGCCCTGAGACTGAGGAAATTGCTGCCGCAAAAAATCCATTATGCTTCTAGGGTTAAAGGAGTACGGAGCTGGTTGCCTTTGCTGATAAGGAGGTTGCCACGGCATTGGTGCGGGAGGGCGTCCATACGGAGAAAAACGGTTCTGCTGGGGTTGCTGGTACTGTTGCTGACCATACGAAACATAAGGGTTCTGCTGATACCGAGGTTGCTGACCATACGAAACATAAGGGTTCTGCTGATACCGAGGCTGCTGACCATACGAAACATAGGGGTTCTGCTGATACCGAGGCTGCTGACCATACGAAACATAAGGGTTCTGCTGATACCGAGGCTGCTGACCATATGGAGAAAAACGGTTTTGCCCATACTGAGGTTGCTGACCATACGGAGAAAAACGGTTTTGCCCATACTGAAGTTGCTGACCATACGGAGAAAAACGGTTCTGCTGGTACTGAGGTTGCTGATACTGGCGCTGCTGACCGTACGGAGAAAATGGGTTCTGCTGGGGTTGCTGAGGTTGCTGAGGTTGCTGTTGCATAGCACTAAGCTGCGAAAGAAAGCCTCCTCCTTCGCCTTCGCTACCTGGACGTATTCCCCCTCCTCCCACTAGCAGATTCTCCCTTTAGTTTTGTCCTTATGCGCTACACCGTCGCCTCTGAAACAGGCTTTTCCACCATGTTCATACTGCTTCCCCATTTCCGTATTAACACTTCCACCTTTTTCTAGCCTGACGAAGCCTACTATTAGGGTTCTTAGCAGCTTTTGGGAACTTTTTCATTTGACCCGCAGACCTGGCACAGAACGATTTCCTTCGTTTAGCCGCCTTACTTCCGGGCTTAACTTTCCCCGTAACAGCAGTTTTTAGCTTAGACCCAGGATTAGCTTTCCGATACGCTCTAACACCTTTCCCCGTCATCCCCGCACCACTCTTAGTAGAACGATAATTTGCGCCCCTACCTTTCGTAGTGCGACGTATGGAAGTGTCCCGCTTAGCCAAAATACTTTACGCTTTCTTACTAGTAGATTTTTCCTCTAGTTTTGCCCTGACGCGCTATACCGTCGCCTTTGAAACTGCGTTTTTTAGACTTCCGTACACGAACTTTTCCGCCTTTTTTGTACGCGCTAACTTTTCCGCCTTTTTTCATACCTGCTGGCGGAACATACCCA